TTCTCCCTCGCCGCTCTGCCCCTTCGACTTTTCCGACGGACCAGCGCTTCGGCCGGTCGTTCGTGAAGAATCGTGGTACGTCTGCCCGCCGGGTGTCGGTTCCCGTAACGTTCTGCGCCGGCTGTCGTCCGTGGGAAAGTAGTTCATTCCCTGCTTGAGAGGAACGAATTGTCATACCAACCCTTTGGATCTTTGCCTGCATGAGGCTTCCTCGGGAGGTAAAGTTTCTTAAGAACGTACCACTAAATGCGCCCATCGTTCACAAAACACATACCCCAGCGACGAGCTTCTTAGCTTTCCATTGCACGTAAGACGTGAACGAGTCATCGTAAATAGCGCCAAGCACACGCCGAACCCGTCGATGGGCAGATGCCCGCTTCTTATCCCATGCACCCTCCCGGGCCCGAACGGGCCCTTATCCCCCGGTCCGTGGTGAGAGTCGCAGTGTCCTTCCGCGTCATCTTCCAAAAAAAGGGTTGTCCTGTTGAGGGCCAACCTTTTCGTCCTCCGTATTGCGACACTCTGGGTCGCGGACAATAAAGGTGATGAATAAACCAGCGGTCAGGTCGTCTATGGAACAAACCAGTTCCCCCGCTTGATCAGGACAAAGGATGGAGACCGATAAGCGCTCTTTCGAGTTCCCTGGTTTTCTCTCTTCTGTTCCCGTCGGTCCCACTTTCCATTATTCGATGGCTTGAATCTGAGCAGAGTAATGTCGTCGGTCACATCATCAAAAACGACCTCCACTGGCATCCCTATTTCTATCTCGTCATTTCTGCAGCCGACTATGTTGGTCGCCACACAAACGAGTCGACGCTCTCCTATCCTATGGATATATGGACTCCTCGTATGCAACGAATGTGACCATGGCCTCTATAGAACTTCTACCTGGACATCCAAAAGAATCTCTATCATCACGGCGGTCTGGGCGACGACTGGCGATATTTCCGTGGCCGCAGGTACACTAAACGCCCCATCTCAAACATTGATGCCTGGTGGTTCCGATAACGTTGACACTCATATGACAACACCTGTAAGGGATAAAGGAAGACTATGGGGGAGGACGAACGCGTCGATACTGCAGCACACAGAGGAGAAGTTTTTAAGGTCACCAGACCAACGACAAAATGTTAACCCCCACCCCACCGATGCCCAAATTTGGGCATCGGTGGGGTGATCCTTTTTCTTCCGCTTTGCTATCCTCTTCAGCCCTCTCGCTATCCGCTTGCCGGCTCTCACTGTAACTAGCAGCCGTAGCCGAAGATGGCTCGGCCCAAGTGGTCGCTCTGCTATACAGCCCGCTTTTGTTCTGTGAACTGCCCCAAAACGTCCATGACGGAAAGAGGTTCTGCCGGCTCGTTCGCGCTGCAGTCCAACGCCTGGGCGATGATCTCCTGTTTCTTGACCAGGACATCTGCCAACCTGGCGTCGATGCTGTCCTCGACAACTATGTGCTGTACCAGCACCGAGTCTATCTGTCCGATTCTATGGCACCTGTCCTCTGCCTGGGACAGGTTGGCCGGCACCCAGTCAAGCTCCGCGAACACCACGTGGGACGAAGCAGTGAGCGTGAGGCCGGCACCCGCGGCCTGAATGGAGCCCACAAAAACGCGAATGTTTGGGTCGGTTTGAAACCGGTCGACTGCGGTCTGTTTCGATTCGCCGCTGTCACCGCCCTGAAGAGATACCACACCGTGCTGCGCGAGACCGTTCTTGATGATGTCTACCACGTCCCGGTGGTGGGCAAATACAACGATTTTCTCAATGCCGTTCTCGATCATCGACCGGACGTGCTCCACGACAAGTGGCGCCTTGGCGAGCGCCGTTTCGTGGCGGAGCCGCGACATCTCAGTGAAAGCAAAGGTCTTCGCCCTGCTTAACTTCTCGCTGGCCTGAGCTACGGCAGCCGCGTTCTCGAGCCCCTTTTTCGCGGACCTGACCGCCTGCTCGAGATCGGACAACTCCTGTCCGGTTTTTTCGAGAAACGCCCTTTCAGCCGCCAGCACGTCAGCTATCCCGTTGGCGGGGAAGTGGATCACCTGGTGAATTTTGGCGGGGAGATCGACCAGCACATCGGCCTTCATGCGCCGGATCATGATTGTGCTCCTCAACCTCTCCTGGAGCTCATCCAGGTTAGAGGCGCCCCTTGTATCCCATCCATACTTGGTATGGTGTCCGTTGGCATACCTCTGCATGAACGACACCCAGCTCTCGCCAAACCCGAGGCTTTCGACGAGGTGGAACAGCTCCGCAGGCCTATTCAGGATCGGCGTACCGGTCAGGTACAGGCGTTTTTTTGCCGTCGCCGCAATCGCATAGAATGCCTTGCTGCGAGCCGCCGTTCTGGTCTTCGCGTAGTGTGCCTCATCGGCGATGAAGAGGTCACATGTGATGTTTTTCAGCGCCGGCTCATATTTCGTAAGAAGGTCGTAGTTGATGATGGTGATGTCCGCGTCGTTCATTATGTCCTTACCGCTCTTGAGGACCTGGATCGACATCGGCCGTACCAGCCACCGCTCCAACTCCCGCCGCCAATTTATCCGCAGGCTCGCGGGACATACCACCAAGACTTTCTTTGTGCTTGTATCCGCGTTGATGCATGCTACGGCCTGAATGGTCTTGCCCAGACCCATCTCGTCTGCAAGCAGGCAATTCGCCCTGTTCAGCGCGTATGCCACTCCCGCCTGTTGAAACGGCATGTAGGAGAGTCCTGCCGGTACCGGGATGTTGATGTCGGCATCCTGCGCTTTACTCAGCTCTATCTCCTTCGCTGCTGCCGCCCTGCGCCGTTCGATTTCGTCCTGTGCTCTCGGGTCGGCATACTGCAGCAATTTCTCTGCTTTATGCCAGTCAGTCGTCCGCCAGATTCTTGACTCGGACGACCACAGGAACCCCGCCTGCTTGGGTATCCGACGTTCGTCGTACGTCGAAATGGCCTTGAAAACCCCGTCCGAAAATATTATCTCCATGGCTACCTCGCTGTTTGAAGTACCGGGCGTCCGCCCGGGTCCGTGCCGTTTTGTTTGCACGCGTACCTAGTGGGTAATAGCCAGGAGGGATTGTTTTTTACGCGAAAGGCAAATCTGAATATCGGAAAGAAAAGATAAATAGATGTTAGGTCATTCTTGCTGGAGGACAAGGGGACTACGGACACGGTCCTCGATATGATCTTCACCCCTATCGGCTAGCCTGAAGATCCCTAATAGGAGAGGCCTTGACCTCAGCCAGCCCCAGCGTTGTGGGGGCGTGACATGCATGAGATTTGACCGTCGTGCCGGATTTGGTGTTATGCCGCAGTCAGAAACGGGCTAAGCCATGCGGTTTGTGATTAGGGAGAAAGTCTGGAGCGCCCTGTTGTAGTGAAACAGATCCTAAAAAAGGGCCGGCCCCTTGAAGATGAAAAATCATAGGCGGGGCCTCAAATCGGTTCGAGAGCAACCCACGCCTGCACCACTAACCGGAACTTCTTCATTGAAGTTATCCATGCCTTCTGCAATCAGAGCCACAATAATGAATGGGTAAGCTGCGGCATATTTGTTCAATTCGATCGCCCTAACATTCTTGTTGTCGGACCAACTCCTCAGAATGCCTTTGACTACGGCCGCACGGTCGTTTTGATCCAACGCTCGGGCATACTGAGGCATGTCGGGTGTTTCAGTGCCGAGGGTTGCCCCCACAAACAGGCGCGCCTAAGATAGCTAAGGCCCATCACTTTTAGGCGGATCTGTCGCGTTAGTCCGCCGTGCAAACATTCTATGTACCTGTGACCAGAAGACTGAAATGCTTTAACGTTCAATGGCGACCGGAGCGTTTCTCACGACGGACCCTCGAGACCCATATCCGGACGAACATCTTCGAAGCAGAGAATACGCGGTCCTTGATCGTGCAATGAAAAGAATCGGAAACGATGCCATTCCCATCCAGGGATGTGGCAGATGACTGCTAAAGGAACAGAGAAAAAGAAATGTCATGCCGGAAGAGAAGATAACTGCATGTGTTCGGTGCGGATGTAAACGGATTCCCGGGTAATAGCCAGACGAAAGACCCCATGGGGTGCCGTCGTATCACTACCCCCCCCTTGTGCCCAAATTTGGCACCAGGGGGGGTACCTCGGGGAACTGCTCCCACATCCTTCTGATCCGGGATGCCGTAGCAAGATGACCTTTTAGGCCCGAACTACCTCGAGTCGCCCGGACCGCCCCAAAACCCACCGGGCATCCACTCCGGCCCCTTGTCGTCGTTTGCCTCATCTCCTCTATAATATAGTTGCGTAGGTCCTTTCTGCCCGCGCCTGCGAGCCAGGGTCGTCTCCCTCAATCCGAACATACAAAAACATTGTTCTTTCGCGGAGCTAAAGATTCTCCGAATCCCTCGCTATTTGAATAATGCGACATCGATTTACGCAGGCGCGAGCCAGCAGTGCCGGAGAGCGTATGCCGACCCGGATATTTTACCCACAAGGGGGATCTCATGCAGGTAATCGCACGGATCAAGAAAGAAGCAGCGGTGAAGGCGGGCAACGAAGTGTTCGGGCAGGTACGGGTCGAGGTGAACCTCGCGGAGCTCAGCGAGGCGCAGCGCACGGAGTTGTGCTTGTCCCTCACGGTGACCTATGAGCGCGTCGACTATTACGACCTATGGAGCTGGGATAGATGGGGAGAGTCCATAAACCGGTTTCTGCCTGAGTTGACGGCTCCGCCCGACCAGGCGACGGTCGCCGCCATCCTGGACGCCCGGATCGCCGGGAGGGAGCATCTCGACGAGCAGAAGAGGCAGGCGGCAGAGGACCGCATCCTGGCCTTTCTGGAGAAGCCCGCCGGCGAATCGCTTTGGCAGGCGCATGCGAGCCTATCGGATGATGCATCGATGATCGCCGAGAGCTACACCCGGTACGTGGTGAGTACCGCCAACCTGGACACGTCCGACGAGAGGGTGATCGCCAGGATAGCAGAATTGCAGCCCCTCGCGGACGAGAAGACCGAGCAGGCCAGGCAGACGGCCCGGTCGTGCCTTGCGAAGAAGGTGGCGGAGTGGAGAGAGAAGAAGAAGAAGGCCGAGGCGGCAGAAGAAGAAAAGGCCGCGTGGATTGAGCAACACGGATCCGAGCACCTGAAGAAGGCCCATGTGGCCGGTTACCCCGCAACAATGCAGTACGCAAAGGAACGGGCAGCATGTGATCTTGGCGGTGGATGGGTAATCGACTTCAAAGACACCGCGAGGTGGGGCGGCATCGAGATGCCGTCCGTCGCCGCATTGGACCTCGAGGCAGAGCTTGAGGACAAGGGGTTGGACGTGGAGATCATCTCGCTCACCGCCCCGGCCAACGTCACCCGTGAAGAATACTACAATGAATACGACGAGCATTTTGAGCCTCGCGAAGCGATCGTCGTTCGTGAGTTTCTCGGCACGTGGGACGTGATCAAGGAGATGTAGGCGCGAACACCGGGCAGCCGGGGGGACTATGCCATTCGATCGGCCTCTCCGGTCACTCCGGTCCATAGGGGGTGTTCGGACCAGAAAATGACATGGTGGGATCGATCGGATGAAGTCACCGGCAGGACAGGTAAAGGGGGTGATGAACGCGGCGGAAGAGAACCATCCATAAGATTGCAGAGGATTGCGCCACACCCGATCTCTTTGAGGCGGGCATCAAAGTATGAAGGAGACGAACATGCAGAAGATCGTCGGCAGCAGGCTTTACGACACCGCAACGGCGGAAGAAATCGACAAATGGGAGAACGGTTATTCCCGGAATGATTTTAGGTGGTCCGCGGAAACACTCTACATGACTGGTAAAGGCGCCTACTTCCTTCATGGCAAAGGGGGCCCGAGGAGCACCTACAGAACGCCTTCGGGCGGCGACGCATGGACGGGCGGTGAGGATATACGTCCTCTCAAGGCCAAAGAGGCGATGGCGTGGCTCGAGGAGCATTCTCCGATCAATGTGATCACCAAGCTCTTTCCCGGTCAGATCGTCGAAGCATAGGACCTACCCCCCTGGTGCCAAATTTGGGCACAAGGGGGGCAGTCTTCAAACGCATACCCATGTCGGCGCGGTCAGGACTGCAATGCATTTATCGGTGAGTGTCGTGAAAAAACGGACGAACAGTCCGACTTTAGCTTTGGAGGTCACTAATGAACAACATAACTGAAGTACAGGAACAGGATCGGACAGAGTTCACACTCCCCATGCAGGACTGGGTTTTACTGCAAATGGTGAACACATTAGCCGCAGAGTTTATGCAGCAGGACGGTTTGGACGCCAAGGCCGCCTACACAAGGGCTAAGGCCCTAAGGGGTTGCGTTTCTTTTTCTCCCCCTGTCAACGTCGCGACAGGGAGGGAGGGCGGCGTCGTTGTTGAATACCGTGACGGCATGCTCAACCTCGTCAGTGTGATCGACTTTGAAGCCGGCGGCCGGCCGACGGCGAGGGTCATCTTGGGCAAGGATGGACCACAGATCCAGATAGGCTAACTCTTACTTGTTACGGGCCATCTCGATGGCCCGTAACAATCACCGCGTTCGACCACCTACGCGAGCTCCGACTTGAAACAGGGCAGTCTCTGAAACGATGAGAACGAGGAAGCCAAGGCTATGAATGGATGCCGAAACCGAGGCCCTCGCAAAGAGGAATCAGACGACGCTTGCTGGCACCTCAAGCGTCCTGGCATCACGGAGATTCCAGGCTCAAGCGGAAATGCCGAAAGGCAGCCGATAGCAAACAGGGGCCTGCGGAGAATCTCTGAGGGCCGCAATTTGTCCCTCGCGCCTGCCGTGAGTAGTTATTGACACCAATCAAAAGGTGCCATGAGTAAAAGCGGGTAATACTTTGGCAGGACGAAACCAGAAGTCGCTCCGTCATTGCCGATAGGCCGTCGCGCGGTTTTCTCGCCATGGACTACGCCAGTGCTATTCATGCAGCGGTGGAGAAAAAAACTTTCGCTGCGAAAGTGGCGTCAAAGGGAGAGTGAGCCGATGAACATCACGGACACGCCGCAACGAGTAAAGGCATATGGATCCGCGACTGGAGATGTGGTGGAACGGGTCGAGCTGATACCCATTGACCTGATAGACCCAAACCCTCGGCAGCATCGGCGAGTTTTCACTAATCTTGTTGAACTATCGGGGAATATAAAGGAAAAGGGCGTGCTTGTTCCAATCAGACTGCTGCGGAGGGGTGAGCGATATAGAATCGTTTACGGTGAGCGCCGGTGGCGAGCGGCAAGGGCTGCAGGACTGCTGCGCATACCGGCTATTGTTACCGAAGCCGACCTCGAGGATATCGACGAGGTATCCCTCGTCGAGAATGAGCAGAGGGAGAGCCTGAACACGATTGACCACGCAATGGCCGTTCGCGAGTTCTCCAAACGGGGCTATTCGAACAAAGATATCGCAATGCTGATCGGAAAATCGGAGAGCCATATCTCAAAATGCTCACTTGCTGGCGAGTTCTTGTCCGAAGCAATGGCCGGCGGGTTCTTGAATTACAATGAACTTGCCGGGATGAGCCCTGGGTTAGAGCGTCTTTATGTTGCGTCGTCCTACGCCAGGCAAACAGGGGACCTCGGCTTTGGCGTGGACCTGTTGAAACACGCGATCTGCTCCGAGCTGACGCGCCGGCAAATGCAATGTGAGGCAGAACGCAGGATAGCAGCCCTCGCACAAGAGGCGATTGAAAAAGACGGGGAGCGGGCAGAAGCCCCGGTCAGGGGAGACGAGATCACTGGTCCACTCCAAGTCCGGCAATCAGGCAAGGAAACGCCGGTTCGTCCTTCTCAAAGAATAGTACGGAGATGGCAGATTACGGTGGCAAACCGCTTAACCAGCGGTAGGATGATACGGATACTCGATACCCTTCATGACATGCTGGACGCGCTATCTTTCATTATCGATGGGGATGTCAAGGTCACGCACGCCGATGAGGCTGCGCTTACCGAGGCCGTCGGACAGGCTACCCGGAGTCTGTCGACGATGAGTCTGAGGATGGAGCAACTGCGCAAGAGAACCCAGGGGAAATAAACAGGGGGCAGAAGTGGCTCCACGATGCTTTGTCTCGCGTGTCTGGACCAGAAATCGTCTCGCCGACCACCCCCCCTTGTGCCCAAATTTGGCACCAGGGGGGGTGGACTGTTCTCTCCTGGAATCGAAGGCGGAACATTGTTAACGGATTAGCTGGAGCACAAAAAAGGCATCACTGCTCAACGCCGGCCAACCTCGGCAGATCAGCTTTTGCACGCGAAGGGCTGCCGAATTGCTCCGGGGCTCGGTTGCTACGGTATCTTTCCCGCATCACATGCGCACCTTCAACGCTGCCCTGGCACAAACTATAGTCGACCGCACCTCGATCAGAGGGCGTCAACTATGCGAAAAGTACTATTGCGTATACTGGTAGGCGATCTACATGGACTGCTCCGTCAACGGACTGACGAGGTATTGCAGCGACTAAGTCCGTGAGATTCCAGAAAACTTTTACCTGCGCCACTCCTATGTCCTGTGAAATGCAACTGACGATAATTACCGATATCACGACGACTTGGCCCCCTTCAATCTTCCGAGATCAGCATTGAGCCGCCATGCCCGCTCGTCTGAAACTCTATTTACCTATCACGTTTTAGAAAAGGTTTTTCCTCCCAAGGACCAACCCTTTCCCGCCGCCCTCCGAAAAAGTCCTCCTCCACGCTATTTACATAAACAGAGGATCACACCACTTCACAAGGAGGTCAGAATGGACCACACAGCACATGCAGCAGAAGAAAAGGGACAGGCAGTTTCATTGATCGAGGACCCTGAGTTCCGTCAGCTCATCCCCCCGGTGACGAAGGAGGAGTTCGAGGAGCTCGAGAGGTCCATCCTCGAAGACGGGTGCCGGGACGCGATCGTAATATGGAAGCGCCATGGCATCATCATCGACGGCCATGCCCGGTACGGCATCTGCCGGACCCACGGCATACCCTTCGACACGAGGGAGCTGCCCTTCGAGAACAGGGACGATGCCAAGGAGTGGATCATCCGCAACCAGATCGGCAGGAGAAACATCAGTACCTTCACCCGGGCCGAGCTCGTCTCCGCCCTTAAGGGCCTCATCGCCGAAAAAGCGAAGCAGAACATGAGGCTCGGGAGGGGCAACAAGACGGAGACAGTCTGCCATACCCGGGACGAGCTCGCACAACAGGCCGGGGTGGGACACAACATGATTTCGCTTGTGCAGAAGGTAAAGCAGAAGGGCACCCCGGGCCTCGTCGATGCCGCCCGCAGGGCCGATCTGTCGCCTGCGGCGGCCGCGGAGATCTGTCAGCTCGATGAGGCCGAGCAGGACAGGCTCCTCGCCGAGCTGCCCAAGGGAGAGAAGGCGGTCATCATCGAGATGAAGGCATACAAAAAAGAGAAGGAGAGGGAGGCGCGTCAAGCGAAGCTGAACGCCCAGAGGAATACTGGAACGTCTCAAGGCATCGGGTGCAAGGCAAACGTTTTTGACTGGCTCCCGACCATCCCCGACGGAAGCGTCGATCTCCTCCTCACCGATCCGCCGTACTCGACCCATATCAAAAATATCGAGGCCTTTGCCGCCTCCTGGCTCCCCCTCGCCCTATCGAAGGTGAAAGACACGGGCCGCTGCTACATCTTCGTCGGCGCCTATCCCCGGGAGATCGCGGCCTATGAGAATGTCCTCGCGCAGTACGACACCTTCGAGAGGTCCCTTCTCGCATGGAGCTACCGGAACACCATCGGCCGCAAATCGCTTAAGGATTACGTCCTGAACTTTCAGATGATCTTCCACGTCTGGGGCAAGAACGCTCCCGACCTCAATGCCCCGGACCTCATCGAGCAGTTCTCCCACCACGAGATAAACGCCCCCGACGCCAGGACGGGCGTGAGGTATCACGAGTGGGAAAAGCCCCACGAAATAGGCGACATGTTCGTCCGCCATGGATCGAAGGAGGGTGATCTCGTGATCGACCCCTTCATGGGCACGGGCACCTTCATCGTCGCCGCGGCGAACCTGAACAGGGTGGCGAGGGGATGCGACACCGATGACGAGGCCCTCGACAATGCGAAGGCGAAGGGGTGCCTCATCATATAGGGCTCCTTAAGGGGGGACGCCCACGTCACGCGAAGGGCGTCCCCGTTCCCGGCTGGTCCGGGGCCTAATTACCGGCAGGAGATCAAAAACTTTGGCGCAATTAAAGTCTATAGTTGGTTCCATCCTTACCGATAATCCCCTTGGGACACATACTGTTTTACAGAGGGGGTATCGGATGGGTATCGCCACTGTTCAGGGAATGACCACCGAGTTTCAGCAGCTCAGCCCCGACGACCAGAAAGCGCTTTTCTTCATTATCCGCAGGATCCTGTACCCGAACACCGTAGATCACGAGAAACTTCTCGAGGATCTTCGGGAGAACAAATTCTCGACGGGTCCCGTATGTCCCCACTGCTCCGGCACAAACGTAATCAGGTACGGCCATGCCAAGGGCCGGCAGCGGTACCGGTGCAAGAACGACAAAGACTACGGCAAGGTCTTCAACGACTTCGCAAAGTCGCCCGTGGCCAGGACCCGCTATCCCGAGAAGTGGGCACTCTTTGCACCCCAGGGGTGATCCTTCCGAGTGTATGCTCAAAAACATGAGTCTCGCGAAGACGGCTTTCGAGGTCGGGATCAGCATACCTACCGCTTTCTACTGGCGCCACAAGATCCTCAAGGCCCTCCAGAAGCTGGATCTTGTACCCTTCGAGGGGATTACCGAGGCTGATGAGACGTTCTTTCTTTTCTCAGAGAAGGGCCACGGAAACATTAAGGGCAGGCCTCCGCGAAAGAGGGGTGGTGTAGCATCGAAAAGAGGGCTCAGCACCCCAGGGGTGATCCTTCCACGAACAAGTGTGTGTCCTGGTCGCTTTCGACCGGGACAAGGACAGGACGGTCTCAAAGGTAGCCTGTACCGGGATGATCTCCAAAGCGTCGATCGATCGGGTCATCGGTTCGCTCGTTACGAAGCATACCGTCCTCTGTGCCGAAGCTGGCTATGGGTATCGGCCGTACTCCAAGGGCAAGAACATACAAACTCGTGCAGTCGAAAAAGGGCCGGAGAACGCACGGGATCTACCATGTCCAGAACGTGAATTCGTACCACTCGGGACTGAAGAAGTGGATGAGGGTGTTCAATGGTGTCGCCAGCAAATACTGTAGGCGGCCAGCTAAACGCCCTCGAAATCAGCCAACTATCAGCCTTCAAAACCGGCCACTCTATAGACCTCACCCTGTCGGCGGACTGAACCTTTCACAGGGATCTGCGCCTATCGG